CAAGGATCTTGATTACATCAGCGGGGATTCCAGGGTCATATCCCTCTGAAAGCCCTTCGATGGTCTGAACTTCAGGTGTATCCTGCGAGGCACAGTCACAGACTTCTTCAGAAGGCCACTCCAAAACGTCCTCTCTTTCGACACACTAGGTGTTAGGACACCAATGCCTGACAGTCTTACCTCATGCCCATCCATTAGGGAGTCGGCAAGAACATCGAACAAATCATTAAGGAGCCTATGGGCATCCTTCTTGGTGTAACCCTTTTCTGCTAACAGTTCAGTCAATTCTTTCTTATTCATCTTCATCTCATTTCACACTTTCATCGGAGGAAGTGGGTTCAAATTCCAGTTATCTGGATACGTTGCACAAGTGCTTTGGCTATTGTACTTTCCAAGCAAGTAAGCCTCCATCAGCCTCTTGCTATTGTCAGGATTACTCTGCACCAATTGTACTAGTTTGTCAGCATCTTGTGCAGTGACTTGTCCTGTTCCTTCAATGTCAGGCATGTTGCCCATGAACATTTGAATGTCTTCATCGTTCAAACGCAAGAACTTTCTGAGAACCCATGAGAGCCAGCGCTTCTGATCTAGAATCTCAGCAGCCTGAAGCCCTACATTCATAGCTGTCTGCACCATATCCATTCTAAGCTGGTATATCTTGCTGGACATTAGCTCATCTAGGTAAGATATAGGAGCCATACCTATCTTGAATACGTTCTTAGGATCTTCTGGGTCTATGCCTTTATAGATCAACTGAATAGCTATCATCCTGCGCATACCAGACAGATAAGCCTTCCTGATAGCCTTGATCGTAGAAGCGAACCTAACGCTCTGAGAGGACAGGGTGCCTTCACCCGAGAGGACGCCCTGGCTCTCCTCAAAGCCCATGTAACCCCTAGGGATACGCAGGGAACCGAACAGCTTGTTACGCTGGTATTCGACATCAACAATGTCACTAATGTTGGGTGTTCCCTGGAGCTTCTCAACCCTAGACTGTGAGCCTTCACGCACAGGCCAGAACAACTCAGCATCAATAGACGACGGGTTCCACTGTGTCCTGTAGTCGCCTGACCCCTTGTTCAGGTGCTCCCTCTTTTTGATGGACTTTCTCCACCTATTAACAATGTCGTAAGCCTCCTCAGGAGTAGCGTTGCCGACATCGATATAGTAGATCAACCTGTCTGCAGCCCTGGTCATACGGTAGACAACCAGAGAGTCCTCAACCATCTTCAACTGCTCCCAAGCAGTAGCTGCTGGGTATAGGATCGAATCACCGTAGAGGTTGTCTCGCTCACGAGAAGGCAACCTGAAGTGGATGATTTCCCACGGACGCCACTGAATCTCTTCAGTCTGGGCTGACGCTGCCTTGTTCTTATGGCCCTGGATGTTTGGCCTGAACCCTAGTAGCTTGCCGTGCTCTTCAATACGAGCAACGTTGATGGGCGGTGGAGCCAGTAGGTGAATGATATCGCCCGTCTCACTGTTGTGGGTAAGAGCCTCAAAGTGGTCACCATTCTTAATCATCTTACGGATGATGCCAGTGCCCTTCTCTTCCATCCCAACACGTTCAAAGAACTGCTTGGCTACACGAACTACATCGGCATTGTCAGACGTGACCCAGATGCTAGCATCATGCTCCAGGTCATAGACGAAAGTCTCTTCAGCGTACAGATCCAGAGCACTAGCTATTAGCTCGTACTGATCCATCCTGTCATAGTTGCGGTACTTAGAGGCCCTATCCCTAGGTCTACGAGTCTGCTGGTTGTAGTATTTCCACGCAGCGCTCTGGCCATATTCACCGTCCCCAGAAAATGGGTGCTTGATTTTAGTAACAGGCTGGTCAAGCCCGAAGTATCTCTTAACACCAAAAAAGTCTAGAAGTCCCATTGATTTTCTCCCTGCATCACTCCAGTTATGTAGCCGTCTGAAGTCCTCAAGCTCTTGTTGAACATCTTCTTTGTGATAGACCTACCGCCTATAGGCTTGTCAAGATGCGCTGGATAGATTGTCGTGTCCTTCATGCAAAGAAACACAGCACCAGCTACAGCATCAGAAACGTCCTTAGAGCCATCGTCAGGGTGGTCTATCTTTACCCTAGTTCCCTTAATGACCCGCTGTAGTTGACCTACCTCTTCAACAAATGGTTCGTAGTTGTAAATCGTAATACGTTCTTCCATTAGCAAATCACGTAAGCAGTCGTAAGCATCTGTTTTCCTGTCTACGGACTGTAGCTCAGATTTAAGACCAGCTTTGTTCAAATCTTGGATTGAGGACGCAGACTGGTAACCATCGTATGTTACCATCCCCAACCTGAACCCATTCCTCCTAAGATACAAGAAAAACTCTCGGATAGCCGAAATGTCTATCTCGCCGCCTGGTGCGGCCTTTACCTGCAACATGAAGTCTATGTTTATCTCCACTGCAGCAACGTTGTAGTGGAATTGGTCCTTAATTTGTATTTTCTCTCGTCGCATTCCAGAACAATGCGCGAGGGCGATACCAGCACAGTCTCCATTTAGAGCCAAGTCAACGTGCGCGTACCGCGTACAGTCAGGGTTCAACCTAGGCACGTAACGTGACCCAACCACCTTACACACTTCTCTTATCTTGAACCAGTCTGAAATCTTAGGCATTTCTGTGTAGTCAAGCACTATCGTTTGGACTGTGAACGGGTGTTTCCACTTAGCAGTAGCACACTTGAGTAGCTTTGTTCGATCTTGGAGGTAGTTAGAGATGGCGTAGATAGGCAAACCAGCAATGTCTCGGATAGCCTGGTCAATGTTGTTGCTGAACATATCTAGGTGTTCAACAGGCACATCAACTATCTGCTGGTCAGTAGGGTTGGGCTCAGTATCATCTAGCATCCTAGATGGCTTGTACTTGTTCCCTACAGCAACTCTGAACATCTCCCCACTGTAGTAGTCACTGGGCCTAGTCTCCCACAGCGCGTATTCAGATAGGTGGACACCCTTTTGTCCATGGAATCGTTGAATGTGCTTTTCAAGGAAGTCTGTCTCAGTATTACGGGATGAGATGACGCATAGCAAACCAGGGGTATAGCCACGGTACTGGTACTGACCTGTAATACGTGCGCGAATTTGGTAGTAGAGCTTATAGGCTTCACCGATAGCCCCGCCCTTCATAAAGTTAGCCTCATCAATGATTACGCAGATCATGGCACGACCAAGAGCGTGAAGCTCCTTAGAACCAAAATTGACCATTATTCGATGTGGAAACTCAAGCTTGTAGTTGATTTTTCGGTTACGTGCGAAGTACTTCCTGAAGTAAGGAGACGAATCTACGAACTGCTTGATGTAATCAAACGCAGTTTCCTCAGCTTCAGTTAGACGAACGGAGAAGATGCCGAAGTAGATAGCCGTGTTAGGGTCACCAAGACCTAAGAAGGTCTGTGGGTTCTTAGTGCAGGATAGGATGTAAAGCTTGTAGGTAACGGCTAGTGCAGCGGTCCACGTCTTACCTCCACGAATAGCACCAGTGAATATCCACTCAAAGATGTCAGAGCCAGGGGCAAAAACATACTTCATCTCCTCAAGCCACACAGGGTAGATACCATCACAGGACTTACCTAGATAGAAGGGGTCCTTAATGAACGTCTCGATGTCAACAGGCTTCCTAATGAAATCAATGGAGTACATCTTCGCCAGAGTATCTGACGTGCCTTTATCCATTTTCTCACGAAGCATCTGTATAGCCCAAGTCTGCTCCTCCTTTGTGAGTTGAAGCATTATCTCGGCTATACGGTCAGCATCTACACCCCTATTAGTGCCAAGGGCTTCAAGTATCTCGTCCCTGGTCATCCTCTACTACCTCGTATTTAGCGTCTATCGCTGTGAAATTGTCAACACCGAATGCATCCAGTAGTCCAGCAACAGCGTGCCTAATGGACTCTCTGGACTTAGCGTCTGGAACATCTTCCCTAGCCAATGTCAGCGACCTAGCATCAACCATGTTAATCAGGATCTGCGCACCTGTCGTGGCGTCCTCAGTAGACCTGTTTACGAAGTCGATATCTTCCTTAGACATACTTTGAATGAGTTTGGCAGTCTGGATAAGCTCGTTAGTTTCCATCATGGCTACACGCTCTGGACGGAAGAGATTATCCTGCACCAACTCAGCAGCCTCTGCGAGCTTCGCTAAACGCTTCATTCGCTGCATGGCTAAGACAGACATGAACATGCTGGAGCGGTCCCTAGACTCGCTGAGAAGGTGTCTCAGACCGTCCTTAGACGAGAGCTTAAGCTCCTTTCCCTTAGTAGCCCAGTCAGCAATCTTACCCAGTATTTCCTGGGGTTCCTCATCTATTGTTGTATGTATCTCTTTGCCAGGAACAACAGGCAGTTGCTTGTCATCTTCTATAGATACATCAATTGGATCTTCTTTCATTAGAAATGCTGCTTCATGTCCTCGTAGATAGTATGGACCTTTCTGTTATCTATATCGTAACGAATGGCCAAATCTCTTACAACATCAGTCATTACCTTTCTTTGAGCCTTCGCTTTTTCCATGCCCAAGTAGATATAGGTATCTCTGATGGAGTCCTCAAGCACCTTCTTAGTAGGTACTACAACGGTTGTCCCCGCAAAAATGTCTAAGAACTTAAGTAGTTTCTCCCTACCAAAAATGTCATAAATCTCTGGAAGTAGAGTGTCTTTCCCAGCCCTAAGCAGTGCTACCTGCAGGGCATCAATATGCTTCAACGACGATCTATCAAAAATTCCAAACTGGGGCGTCGGCGTTGACTTCTTCTTCTTCTTCTGGTATTTCTTGAGTCTCATTTTGGGTTTGTTCATCAAATTCCATCACAAAGGGCTTCTCTTCATTCCCATATAGAAACGGCAGTTCAGCCCGCAACTTGTACAATTCAGTCCTTACTATCACTCTTGTAAAGTCCAAGTAAAACTCCTGATCTTCGTAAGGGATAGAATACTTGTCTCTCAGCACTATAGGGCCAGGCAACCGCTCCTGTAACATCAACTCTGCGATGTATCTGCACGCTCTCCTTTTACTATTGTCTAGTCTCGTGTCGTGCTCAACGTAGTCGAGCACTATCTCCTTCATGTCATCTACAAACATACGGTTCTCTGCATCCGCAGGAACTGGAAAAGGTCTGTAGTTGAATGCGCGAATGGTCTTATCCCCCACCTCAGGAATAAAGCTTTTGTATGCAAGGCGTATCAAGTTACGTCTTGCTACCGTCTTCAAAAAATTAGGCATTGAGTAGTTGATGGGAAGAGTCATCTCTATGAACTTAAAGATGATCTTGTAGGCTACGGGATCTAACACATCAAGATCCAAACCCTTACCCCCAAACAACTTCTTCCACTGCCACCCAACCAACAACGCTATGTTCGGTATAGCAGCCTCTACATGCTTGAAATCTGCAGTAGCTATCCATCGGATGTAGCTATCCCGTATCTGGAATCCCAGCCAAATGTAGCTAGTTCCCTCCCCCTCCTTGTAGTAGATAAAAGGGTATATGTAGTTGTAGCTCACTCATGCAGTATAGAGGTATCGGGTACTATTTGCCCATCCCACTCTCCGAAACTATCGGGAATCGATGTAACTGCAATCTTGATGATCGCCCTGAGAGTCTTATGTGGCGGGCTCTTGTAGGCGTCCTCTACAAACTCAGGTAGCTCATCTACCCAACGTTTATGCGCTACCAGGAGATAATTGTGGCAGTCATCTACACCCCAATGCTCAGCACAGGCGTCCTCTGCTAGCTTGATGAAGTCACTTACATCACACCTTCGGACATTGCCGTTCTTATAGTAGAACGAAGACTTCTCCATCAAGAATAGAAAGGTCAGAGCGTAGGGAGGTTCAAATGGAAGAGCACCACCATGCTCCTCATCAATCTCTATCAAGTGCTCTTTGATCTTAGCCTTGAATGCCTTGTAGGCAGGCTGCATGTAGCGCATAGGGTAAGACTTCTTACCCTTGCGCATTACACGCGTTGAGTATGCCTGGTTATGGCTGACAGGCGCGAAGGGTATGGTGTAGACCCTACGTTTTACATTTGTTTTCGTCATGGGGCTTCATTTTAGCATCTTTGAACAAACGACGTTGCCAAAATGAAAAATGATCCACACACAGACGAACACTCTTACCATTCCCTACTGAAAGGGTTAGCTGTCCTTCTTCTTCGCAGAAGATGCAATCCAAATCAGAGCTTCGTTCCACTGTTTCCTCAAGTCCTTCCAAAAGATGTAGTGCCTCGGAT